GGATACGACTGTTGGCGCTACGGCACGACTCCTCCGCCTCCAAGAATTTCTTCTTAGCGGCGTCTTCTGGATCTACACCCTCTATCACTAGGGGGGCCTTCTTTAGGAAGCTGACAGCCTGATGGTCGTCAGCAAACCTGAACGGGTCGAGATAATCAGAAGGTGTTATAGACGCCCGAGCAAGCTGCTCGAGTTCGTTATAACGGAGGAGTATCTCGCATTTCAACGAGATGGGCGTACCCAGGGACTCATATAAGTCCGTGGCAACATCGAACAGGACCCTTGAGGGTACCTTGTAGTCTCTCAGGCTAGCCTGGAGAGAACCGAAAAGAGATTTCCTGGAGTTTCCTCCAGGCGGCCTCTTTCCGCCCCAACACTGAGCTGACTGTCTCATCAGAGACAGGATCCCAACTCAAGCCACAGTCCCTCATGGACTGAGCTTACGAAGGAATCCAGCCCCAGATCTCTCACCACCCGGTGCGACAACACGCCGTGAGGCATGCGCGCCCTTTGAGTATGGAGTTTTCCGAGGTCTCTCCGACGAACCTCATAGACAGTCAATGTCGCTTTCGTGCTCCCCTCGAGCCTTGTAAGCTCTGAGAGGCGAACAACGCAGGTACGAGTACCCGCATCGAAGCACCTTTCGACATCCACTCCCACACTTCCAGGAGCGAGGAACGCTGCGGTGGAAACCGCAGCGGAGTCCTTGCTAACGGCTCGCAGGAGGCGAGAGATCGCAACCGGCTTGCCGTAGTAAGTACCACTCAGTCGGGAGTCACCCGCAAGGGTAACACGCACAACTGGGTCTCCATGGACCGCTTCACAACAAGTGAAAACGATCCGAGTATTCTCATCGCGAGAAATGCTCATGTTAGCTCCTGGGTTAGGTGGGAATTGCGCCGGACTCGGCTGCGGACTTCACGATCGACAGCGCCACGAATTCCTTCATGCGCGCAACCGCTTCGTCAACTTCTGCAACCGAAAGGTTGGCCGGACGCAGGATCTCGAGGTTGATGGTTACAACCCCATCAAGCGCTCCCGTCGTGGAATTCACCACAGGACGAGTCAGCTTGCCCCCGATGCGGTAAACACCGGACGCCTTGTTTGCCGGAACCTTACGGCTCAGGACTGCACGAGACGTCCCAAGAATCGACGTAGCGCCCGACTCGACCCACTCCACGCTGTCCTCGCGGACTGCGTAAGGTGTGAACGTGACGTTCGCTG